GAAAGCCCCGACTCTCCATGGCCTGTTTATACCCCAAAACAGCTCGATAAGTCATGATCAGGCTGGTTCAAGTCATGATTGATACACCATCGGCTGAAATCGTCTCAGATCGGCTCACATCGGTTTTTTTGCCGACAACAGCTCCACGAATTCACTCACCGCTTAATGATTTGCCTTCACGCGGCTTTGAACTCATTGATTTCGCTGATCAGATCATCGATGGCGGCTTTATGCCGTGGCAAAAGTGGTTGGCCGAGCACTCGCTCAAGGTAAAGCCGGATGGCCGGTATCACCATCCTGTGACTGTGGCATCCGTTGCTCGGCAAAACGGAAAGAGCACATACATGATGGCCCGGATCATGATGGGCCTGTTTCATTGGAAAGAATCGTTGCAAGTTTCATCAGCTCATCGATTGGTCACATCGTTGGAGCAATTTCGGGCCATTGTGCAGATCATTGAGGAAAATGCTGATTTGGCCAATCAGGTGCAGCGCATCCGCTGGCAACATGGAGCCGAGGAAATTCAAACCAAAGATGGTTGCAGATTTATCATCAAAGCTGGTGGATCGGCCGCGCGTGGATTGAGCAAACCGGAATCCGTGCATCTGGATGAAATTCGTGAACTCCACGACATGGAAACTTTTGCCTCAATGCGATACACATTGATGGCCGCCAAGAATCCGCAAATCAGCTGTTTTTCCACAGCCGGTGATTCTCACTCGATTGTGCTCAACCAATTGCGCGAGCGCGGATTGGCTGCCGCAGCTGGTGGCACCGACAATGTTGGCTATTTCGAATGGTCAGCACCGACTGATGAGATTTCATTGGAAAATGCAGCTTTTGCCAATCCCGGACTCAACATCACAATTCACCCAGACAATATCCGAGCCGTTTTTAATGATCCTCCCGATGTTGTAATGACTGAGGTTTTGAATCGATGGGTGCAGACAATCTCAAGTGTGATTGGCGCCAAAGAGTGGCAAGAGTGTGGCGATGAATCAATTGACCTTGATGATGACAAACTCACATGGATGGCCATTGATATTTCACCGGATCGCAAGCACGCGGCCCTCGTGGCCGCTCAAAAGCTTGGATCGGAGTCATTTGTCGTGAAGCTGTTGCATACATGGGAAAACACCATCCAGCTTGATGATCGGGCCATTGCCAACGATGCCGCCGCCTATTGTCGCAAATATCCGATTGAGTATTTGCTTTATAGCCGCCGTACATCCGGAGCTGTCGCAGCGCGTATGCAGCCGGCCGGTATTCCAATCCATGACATGGACAGCGACTATCCGCAAGCTTGCGATGAGCTTTTGGGCGCAATCAATAGCGGCAGACTCAAACACAGAAATCAAACATCGCTCACAGAGCAAATGCTTTCAGCTGTGCAATTGAGGCGCGGTGATGGTGGTTGGGTGATCGGTAGGCGTGCAAGCCAATCGGCTGTTTGTGCTGCCGTAGCATCTGCATTGGTGACACACTTTGCGACACGCCCAGAAACCGAAATCGACATTTTAGTGGGTTGATGCTTGACATTTTGAGAAAATCCTCCCATGGGATTATTTGATCGAAAGCGCACCATTGAAACAGTCGCGCCATCGCGCGGTGCTGACATAGCTGCACAGATCGGCCCGGCTCCAACACTTGACGCATTTTTTCCATTTGGTGGAGCTGATTATCTTGCAACCCGTGAAGAAGCAATGAGTGTGCCGGCAATTGCTCGCGCACGAAATATGATTTGCAATTCAATTGCAACAATTCCTTTGATCACTCGGGACAAAGCGACCGGACAAATTATCGATCAGCCGGTTGTAATTTCTGATCCGGACAAGCGAGTACCAGGAGCCGCATCATGGGTGTGGGCGTGCGAGGATTTATTATTTACAGGATTTTCATATTTTCAAATCATTGATTTGTTCGCCGATACTGGTCGCGTGCGCCAAATGTGGCGCGTTGCTCCAAATCGCGTTGGCGTTTTCTTAAATTCAATTGGCACGCAGATTGAATATTACACAGTCGATGGTGCTCGTGTGCCGATGACTGGTGTTGGCTCACTTGTTGTGTTTTATGGAAACGATGAAGGTTTATTGAATCGCGCTGGTCGCACAATCCGCGCTGGTGCAGAGCTTGAAAGAGCAGCTGCAATGTACGCGCGTGAACCGGTGCCATCGATGGTTTTGAAATCGAACGGCACAGCATTGCCAGCTGATCGAATTGCAAAATTGCTTGATGCATGGGGCGCAGCTCGTAGAAACCGAGGCACAGCGTTTCTCAACGCCGATGTTGAATTGACAACAGTTGGATTCACTCCGGAGCAAATTGGTCTCAATGCTGCACGCGAAATTATTGCCACCGAACTAGCACGCGCCGTGGGTATTCCGGCTTACTTTATTGATGCGCCGACTGGATCATCCATGACCTATCAAAACGCCCAAACGGCGCGTCAAACTTTGTTGGACTTCTCTCTATTGCCGCTGATGAATAGCATTTCATCACGACTTTCAATGCCAGATTTCACGCCATCAACACAGCGCGTGGAATTTGATCTCAAGGCGTATTTGCGTGGATCAGAAAAAGAGCGTGCAGAAATTTACAAGATTTTGTATGAAATCGGTGCAATCACTACCGAGGAAATTCGACAAATGGAGGACATGATCTCATGAAGCTAACCACACCAATGCAAATCACGGCAGCTGATTCAGATGCACGCACAATCAGCGGTCGCATCGTTGCTTTCAATGAGCACGCAAATGCATCAACCGGCAAAGTCGTTTTTGCTCGCGGATCAATCCAGCCACAAGATGTTTTTTTGAACCTTGAGCACGACAACACACGCCGAATTGGCAAGAGCATTGCCATGAGTGTGAACGACAAAGAAATGACAGCGACTTTCAAAATTGCTAACACAACAGCTGGAACAGATGCATTGACTGAGGCCATGGAAGGTTTACGCGATGGATTTTCAATTGAATTGGCTGTGGACAATTACGAAATGCAAAAAGACGGCACAATGAAGGTCATCAATGGCCAGCTCACAGCCGTCGCTTTGGTAACTGAACCAGCCGTGCGATCAGCTCGCGTGCAAGAAGTTGCCGCATCAGAAGATTCTGAAACTGAAACAGTTACAGAGACAACAAACCCAAATGAAGGAGACAAGATGGACAACACTACCGAACCAGTAGCTCCTGCCGTTGAACCGGTAGCAGCTCCAGAAGTCGCACCTGTACAGGCATCACGCCCGGCTTACTACACAGCACCACGCTCACCAATTGTGGACAAGGTTTCTTACCTTGAGCACTACCTACGCGCAAGCGTTTTGCATGATGAAGATTCTCGTCAATATGTCAAGGCAGCTGATAACACAACATCAACAGCACCCGGCATGATTCCAACACCACAAAGCACACAGGTGATCAACGCACTTGCAAACGCAGATCGTGGCACAATCGATGGCATTAGCAGAGAAACTTTAGTTGCAGAAGGCATGACATTTGAATTGCCTCGCGTAACGGCTGTGCCAACAGTATTGCCAATTGATGAAAATGACCCAGTTACAGAATCATCATTATCTGCAACATTTTTGTCGGTTTCCGTACAGCCGTTCAAAGGCCGTGCGATCTCGACAGTTGAGCTTATTGATCGCAGCCGACCAGAATACCTAACAGCACTTTTGCAGAATCTTGAATTTGCTTATGCAAAAGAGACTGACGAATATGCGCTTGCAGCAATGCAAGCGGCGGTCACTAGCGTGACAGCACAGGCAGCAAACTCAGCAACCGGATTCCTTGGATACACATCAAAGGCAGCCGCAAATGTTTATGGCGCATCACTTGGATTCGCTCGCTCATTGATCGTTTCACCTACACAATGGGGAAACATCATGGGATACAACGACAATGGCGCACCACTTTACAACGCAGCACAGCCTTCAAACGCAGCTGGAAATGTACGCGGTGACAGCTTGCGCGGTGTAGTTTCACCGGGCTTGAACCTTTATGTTTCACGCTCATTTGGTAACGCTGGCACAACAACAGCCGATGGCGATTCTTCAATGGTTGTTGTCAATCCAGACAGCTACACATGGTACGAATCTCCACGCTTTACGCTACGCAGCAATATCAACAGCGATGGAACAATCGACATCCTGTACTACGGCTATGGCGCACTAGCTGCCAAGGTGCCAAACGGCGCACAATTTAACAACCTCCCATAAATCACTATCGGTAGCGGTCGCTCCCGAACGCTACTGACACGAAAGGAACCGAGATGCCATCAATAGTTACAGCCTCGCAGCTGAGAGCGATTCTTGGTGTCTCGGTTTCTTTGTATAGTGATGCTCAATTGGATTCTTACATAGATTCCGCAGAGCAAACGATTTTACCTTTACTTACGCAATACCAATCATCGGTGACTTTTGCCAATGTGGATGAATCCGTCATTTATTTCACCACAATGCGGCCCAATTACTTTGTGCCGGGTCAATCTGTTGTTGTTACCGGGGCCGGAACTTACAGCGCGACTTACACAGTCACCGATGATCGGATTGAGCCATACACTTTCACAGCTGCAACAAATGCGGCTAATCGTGATTATCCATTGCCGTTTATTCCAGCGGCAACAGCAACATTGAGTGGATCATCAGCAGCGCAGCTGTACGCATCGACACCACCAATTGAAAATGCAATCTTGGTTGTGGCCGTTGAGATTTTTCAGAGCATCACAGCTCCGGGCAATCAGATCATGTCAGACAATTTTCAGCCGTCACCATTTATTCTTGGCCGCAGCTTGAGCAATAGAGTGATTGGCTTGCTTGGCCCATTTTTAGATGTCGAAACGATGTGTCAATGAGCATCGAATCGGCAATCCGCACACCACTCAAAACAGCACTTTCCGGAATTGCTGCAAATGTGTACAACGGCATCCCAGAGACAATGACATCACCAAGCATATGTTTGATCCCGGATGCACCTTATTTGGAAAGCGTTTTGATCGGCAAAAACACAACAAAGGTCAAGGTCAATCTGACTGTGACTGGTGTTGTTGGTTATGCCAACAACGCCGCAGCTTTAGACAATCTAGAAACATTGATGATTTCAATCATTGCAGCAATGCCAAATGGTTATGAAGTCGGAAATGTAAATCAACCTCAACCTTTGGAAGTCGGTGCCGGAAAGTACCTCACGGCCGATCTCCAAGTATCCACCTACTACAACCAATAGGAGACAAAATGCCAACAACAATCATCACCGGCAGAAATGTGAGCTTCAGCATCGATGGGGATACTTTTGATGCACAAGCAACATCTGCAATTCTTACTGTTGATTCAACGATCAACACATACCAGACACTAGATGGCAAGGCGTATTACACAACCGACACTCAAGGCTCATTTGCCGTTGAAATGTTGGCTGATTGGGGCGTTGCTTCATCATTGTGCGAAATGCTTTGGAATCAAGCTGAATCATCACCAAACACACCTTTGGCGGTAATTCTTGAAACAGAGCCGGGCAGCACTTTCAATTTTACTGTGCAACCAATTTTTCCATCAGCTGGAGGCACAGCACCAGATGCACAGACAGTATCAATGACCTTCACTTGTGTGACAACACCAGCGTTGGCATAACGAAAGGAAATCGGGAGCATGAAACTACCAATCACAATTGAGTTCACATCCGGGGAGAGCGCAACTTATACCGCGCTCCCACCGGAGTGGATGAAATGGGAACGCCAAAGCGGAAACACAATTCAGCAAGTATCTGAGAAATTGGGCATTGCTGATTTGATGTTTTTGGCTTATCACGCGATGAAGCGCGAAGCAGCCGGAAAGACTGTGAAGCCTTTTGAAGTGTGGTGCGAAACTGTGACTGACATCAGCATGGGAGAATCCGAAAACCCAAAAGCTACGAGCCGGGAAGCTTAAACCGGATCATTTGGGAATTGGCTATCCATACCGGACTGTCACGATCAGAGTTTCAAACACCAGAGGATGTCTTGACCGCTTTTGAGATTCTAAGGACAAAAAATGGCAACTGAACCAATCACTTATGACAAGAGTGATTTGCGCGGCATCATCAAGGCTTTCAAAGCCATGGATGAGCAAGCTGTTTCTGAGGCCAAAGGCGTTTCAAATGGATTGGCTACTTATCTGCAATCGAAAGTCACAGCCGCAGCTGGTGGCCGCCCAAATAAGGCGGCAATTCGCATTGCTCAAGGATCGCGCGTAAGTAAGTCATCAAAGATTGGTGAAATCAGCTACGGCTTTGTATCTCAAAAATTCAGCGGTGGCGGTACCACACAACAGCTTTGGGGCGGTTACGAATTCGGCTCACAAAAATTTAGGCAATTTCCAATTTGGTCTGGCAAAGCTCCCGGCGGCATTGGATCATTTGGATATTTTATCTATCCAACATTGCGCGCCGAACAGCCTCACATCATCTCTCAATGGGAAAATGCATTTACTAAGATTCTGAAGGAGTGGTGATGGCCGGTCAATCAAGAACACTCAAGCTTTCGATTCTTGCTGATGTAGACAAGCTCAAGCAAAGCCTTAATGTAGGCTCAAAAGATGTCGATGGTTTTGCCGGCAAGATTGGTGACTTTAGCAAGAAAGCGGCATTGGCTTTTGCTGCCGTTGCTGCCGCAGCTGGTGCCATGGCAATCAAAATCGGTGTGGATGCTGTTAAGGCTGCCAGCGACTTGGGCGAAACAATTTCAAAAGTCAATGTTTTATTTGGTAAGTCGGCCAAAGATATCGAGAAGTTTGCCGATGGTGCAGCTGCATCTCTAGGCCAGACAAAGCAACAGGCATTGGATGCCGCCGCTACATTTGCCACATTTGGAAAATCAGCCGGTTTGAGCGGTGAAAATCTAAGCAAATTCTCAATTGACTTTGTGAAATTGTCATCAGATTTGGCCTCTTTCAACAACACATCACCAGAGCAAGCAATCAATGCAATTGGATCGGCTTTGCGTGGCGAAGCTGAACCATTGCGCCAATATGGAGTTTTGCTGGATGATGCCTCATTGCGCCAAGCCGCTTTGGAATTGGGAATCATCAGCACCACCAAAAATGCCTTAACACCACAGCAAAAGGTTTTGGCAGCTCAAGCTTTAATTTATCAACAGACATCAGCTGCCCAAGGCGATTTTGAACGCACAAGCGATGGCCTAGCCAACAAAACACGCATCCTTACAGCTCAATTGGAAAATGCAAAAACCACTATTGGTCAGGCACTTTTGCCGATTGTTTTGCAATTGGCCACATTGTTTTCAGAAAAGGTTATCCCAATTGTGCAACAGGTTGCAGATGCTTTTGGTGAGAAATCTGGTGGCATGGGCAACACATTGAGCAAATTGGCCGGCTCAATCAAAGACTTTGTCCAGCCCATTTTTGAAGGTTTTAAATCAGCTTTTGACAAAATCAAAAAAACTGTTGTAGAAAACAAAGATGAGTTTGAAGCTTTTTTTGATGTCATCAAAGCTGCCGCACCAATCATTGGCAATGTCATCGGCAAAGCTTTCAGCATTGTAGGCGATGTGGCCAGCGTTGTTCTGAACATCATGGCTAATGTGGTTGGAGCTTTGCGCGGTTTAATCAACACAGCAATCGATTTGATCAATATTGCGATTCGTGGATTTAACCTTATCAAGCCGGGTGCAGACATTTCACCCGTTTCGAAAATTGGTGTTTCGGGCGGATCAAGCTCCACGGGTGGAATTTCCGTGCCAGCTGCATCATTGCCAAGCGGCTTTACATCAGGCGGAACCACATCATCAGCTGGTGGAACAACCGGAGGTGGCACAACCACAATCACCGGTGGCACCACAGGTGGAGGATCGACCGGCGGAACTCTTGGCGGTGCTGTTACGAAAATTGCAAAAGACACAAAAAAGGTTGTCGATGATGTTGCTGGAGCTTTTGACAATTTCACCAGCGGCACAACCACTTTGGCCGGAGTCATGGCAGCTTCAAATCAGCCATTTGCCTTTGGCACATCCGGTGTCAATACCAACACGCTTGCTGGCATTTTAGCTGCATCAAGCAAACCGAGCGTGACTGTGAATTTTAATGGAGTCACAACCGATCCGGAAGGCACAGCGCGTGTGCTGGTGGATACGCTCAACAACTCTTTCTATCGCGGCACAGGTGGCGCAACTAACCTGCAAATCGCATGACAATTTTTAATCCCGTTTGGCGCGTGACCATTGGCGGTGTGCAATACACAACAGCCATTTTGGCCAATCTAACTATCCGAAGCGGTCGGACAAACATTTATGAACAAGCACAAGCCGGATACACCAATCTTGAAATTATCAACCTTGATCAATCCAATGTCGCAATTCAAATCAATGATTCAATCACCATTGAATTGCAAGATTCAACATCGACATTTGTGCCAATATTTGGTGGATCGGTTGTTGAGGTTGGCATTGCTGTGGCCGAGGTCGGCAGCGTTGATTATGCTCAACGCATCAACATCATTGCTTTAGGTGCTTTGGCTAGATTGCCCAAGGCACTCACCGAAGGTGTTTTGCAAGAAGATTTTGATGGTGATCAGATTTACACCATTTTAAAAGAGGTTTTGTTTAACTCATGGCAAGAGGTACCAGGTGCATTGACATGGGCAACCTATGATCCAACCACTCAATGGGAGGATGCTGAAAACAGCGGATTGGGCGAAATTGATCGGCCGGGAAATTATGAACTAGAAAATCGCGGATCATCTGTAACGGATGTTTATTCATTGGTTTCAGCACTTGCAACATCTGGGTTGGGCTACATTTACGAAAACGCACAAGGCCAAATTTCTTACGCTGATTCAACGCATCGAACCAATTATTTGGCAGCCAATGGGTATGTTGATCTTACGGCCAACCACGCTTTGGCATCCGGTTTGAGCATCCAGTCTCGTGCAGGTGATGTGCGAAACACCATCGATCTCAAATATGGCAACAATTCGGCTTTGGAGGTCAGCTCGGTTGATCCGGCATCTGTTGGCCTTTATGGACAGCTCGCTCAGATTTTCACAACCACCATCAAGCATCAAGCTGATGCACAGGATCAGGCTGATTTTTATTTAGAACTAAGAGCCTATCCACGATTTAATTTGAACAACATTACATTTGAGCTGACCAATCCGGAAATTGATGATTCTGATCGTGATGACTTGATCAAGGTATTTATGGGTATGCCGGTCAATTTGGCCAATCTGCCATTGAACATGAATTCTGGCGATTATTTGGGTTTCGTTGAAGGCTGGACATTTTCGGCCAGATACAATCAGATCAGCATTTCATTGATTTTGTCACCGATTGCATTTTCGTTGCAGGCAATGCGCTGGAACGATGTGCCTTTGACAGAGACATGGAGCACAATCAATCCAACCTTGGATTGGATCAATGCCACGATTGTGGCGTAAGGAGAAAACATGAGCAATCCAACGAGCAATTTCAATTGGCAAATGCCCACGGCCACAGATTTGGTCACGGATTTGCCAGCCGATTTTGAGGTTTTCGGGCAAGCGGTGGACACATCATTGGCTGATCTCAAAGGCGGCACAGCTGGTCAAATCCTTGCAAAAAATACAAATACAGATATGGATTTTGTATGGGTGACAAATGATGTTGGTGACATTACAGCTGTAACAGCTGGCACCGGCATCTCAGGTGGTGGCACATCGGGTGCGGTCACAATTACAAATTCCATGGCCACAGAAATTACCGCCAAAGCGGATTTGATTGTCGGTACTGGCAATGCAGCTTTTGACAATCTACCGGTCGGCGCAAATGGAACAGTCTTAACAGCTGATTCAACAGTTTCTCCAACTGGCTTAAAGTGGGCAACACCTGCAAGTGGATCGATGACATTGTTATCAACAACAGCAATCACGGCAGCGGCATCTTTAACGCTAAGCAGTATTTCAGGTAGTTACACACATTTGTATTTATTGGTAACGGCATTGAATGAAGTTTCGGGCGGAAGTACAAATGTGCAATTTAATGGCGTAACTTCTGCTTCGTATCGTTGGAATAGAACACGCTCTGATACTGCAACAGCCTCAAACGATAACGCAGCAACCAGTTTTCCTATTTCATTTTCTGGAGCGCCAAACATGAGTAACGCTTTGTGGGTTTATAATTACACAAATACTGCCACAGGAAAAAATCTATTTTCAATTTATAATGGCACTTATGCCGCAGGTGATATTGTTGGCGGTTTTGTCAACAACTCAGCCATTAACGAAATCAAAATCAATTGGGGTGGCACTCCCGCTGCTTCGGGTAACGTTTATCTATACGGAGTTAACTAATGACAAAACCAATGGTCAGAATTCACAATTTAGAAACTGATGAAATTATTGATCGTGAAATGACAGATGCGGAATATGCGGAATATCAGGCAGATGAATTGATAAAATTACAGTCAACAGAAAAAGCCGAAGCGGACAAAGCAGCAGCGATTGCAAAACTTGAAGCATTAGGATTGACAACCGATGACTTGAAGGCACTTGGGCTGTGACATTTCCACAAGGTACATTGCCACGCTTGATTCAAGTCGCGCTCGCTGAGGTTGGTACAGCTGAAACAGGCAACAATGAAACCAAATATGGCAAGCACATGAAAGCCGACAAACTGCCATGGTGTGGGTCATTTTTGAATTGGTGTGCTGATGAAGCTGGTGTCAAAGTGCCAAATGTGGTCAGCACAAGAGCTGGAGCTGAGGCATTTCAAAAGCGTAAGCAATGGCACACCACACCAAAGATTGGAGATTTTGTTTTCTTTGATTTTATTATCGATGACAAAGAAACAATTAATCACATTGGCTTGGTGATTCGGTGTTCGGAAAAACAGATTGTGACCATTGAAGGAAACACATCAGCTGGCAAAAGTCAGCGAAATGGTGGAGAAGTCATGGTGAAATCAAGAGCTTTGGGAGCACGCTCATTTGTGGTCGGTTATGGCCGACCTACTTATGAGCCATTTTCCGGTGATTTACCGGATCGACCAAAAGGAGAAAAATAATGGAGCAAGCAAAAGCAATTGCGGCATCATGGGCGCGGTCATACATCGCGGCAGCTTTGGCTGTGTACATGGCCGGCGGATCACTTGAGCAAATGGCAATGGGTGGCGTGGCAGCTGTCGTGCCTGTCATTTTGCGCTGGCTCAATCCAGCTGACAAAGCTTTCGGGTCTACGGGGAAGTGACTCGGAAATCACTCGCGGCGGGTTTGGCTTTGATCCTTTCGTCAAGCCTTGCCGGGTGTGGTTATGACGGATGGGTGCGATACCCGTGCCAAGAGCACGCAAATTGGGAAAACCCAGAGTGCCAAAAACCACAATGCAAGGTCACAGGTACCTGTACAGAGGATGTGATTGGTGATGGCTTCAAAGAGTAAAGAGCGTTTAAGCCAAGAGGACATCAAAGCTCGCTTGATGTTTTTGATTGGCGCGGTGTTGGCAATTGTCTTTCTTATTGTCACTTTGGGCATCACATACGCATTAATCTTTGTGACACAGCCAATTGGGGCACAAGCTCCGAATGATGCAGCTTTCATTGATCTGCTCAAAACCTTGGCAATCTTTCTGACCGGGTCATTGGGTGGCGTTTTAGCATCTAACGGCCTCAAAGACAAGCCAAAATCAGAATACGAAAAAACTATTGAAAGGCGTTTGTCCGGTAACGACACGCCATGATTTAAGCGTGATTCTTGAAAATGTCAGGCATTGCTGTCACTCTCTATTTCGGGAGCTGATTCGCGGCTCCCAGAATCGGGAGCAATAAAATGAACGAAGCATCAATTGTGATCATGTGTTTGATCGCTGGAGCCTTATGGGCTGTTATGTCTTATTCGGTCGGATTCAAGGAAGGCCAGCGACAAGGCTACACACGCGGCAGAGCTGTGGCACGCCATGCGGTATCAGCTGATCGCAAGGTGAACAACTAATGGCCGGATTTCTTGAAAACTACGAAGGCAACAAAGAGCGCACGGATCGTTGGCTCAAGACATTTCCGCAAGGTCGGCTTGAAGCTCACATCGTTGAATTCAATGCCGAAAAAGGCTATGTGCTAGTGCAAGCCAAAGCATGGCGCAATCAAGAGGAAAAAGAGCCAGCCGGGATTGATTACGCTTTCGGCTATCGTGAGGCGTACAACCCCAACATGAAACGCTGGTTTTGCGAGGATACGACAACCTCAGCTTTGATGAGAGTGATGGCCTTGGTTTTGGGTGGCACAGAAAAAAGCACCAAAGAGATCATGGAACAAGTCAAAGTCAATGACATGACAAAGCCTGTTGAGCACGATTATTGGACAACCAAATTTGATGATGTGCCAAGCTACAAGACGGCCGGCGAAGCCGAGCAAGCTGGCATCCCATCACTTGGATCATCGATGGATGAGATTGCCAAGCAACTGGGCGGAGAGCTAGTACAAGAGGCACCACAATGCCGCCACGGGCATCGTGTATGGCGCACCGGAACATCGGCCAAAACTGGTAAGGATTGGGCTAACTATTCATGCGTAGGCAAAAAGCCAGATCAATGTGAGCCGCTTTGGTATGTCTTTACCAGCGATGGCACATGGAAACCACAGGTGTGATGATGACGAAAAAGCAATTGTTGATTGCATTGATCATCATTGAAGCTGCATTGCTGGTGGGATTGGTGGTGGCTTTGTGAGCGATTACATTGAAATCATCTATCCTCAAGAAATGAAAGCGCGATTGATGTGCAATGGCGAAATCATTGAGGAATACAAAATTGAGCAATGCGACAAATGCTCACAGCTGCGCCGATTGG